GGAGCACCTGCATCGTAATATTTCATCAAATAATTGTACACTGTTCTTGGTGCTACAGCAAAGATAACTTCAGGAGTATCATCGCAAAAAGCTTTGTTAGGTGATTTCCACCAGTTGTCAACAAGATTTTTACCAAGTAGTGCAGTTAGCAGAGCATCACAGCGTTTGCGAAGTATCTCAGACTCAGTTGTCATAATTCCATCCTCCAACATCGTGTGTTTTAAAAGTAGCTTTTGAAATGCTAATTACATGTTCAGGCATAACTTTAGATGTACCAGCAAACCATTCATCTTCGGTTGCACAAGAAGCTGAAGCTAACCAATGCTCGTACTCTAATTGATAAAACCACATTGGTAATACATTATTCCAACTCATGATTGTACTCCAAAATATTCCTTTAGAATTTTACGGATATCTCTAGCGTAGTATTTAGCTACACCATCAGATACACCTGCGTACTCAAAACGATTAGCTAAAAACTCCAGCATTTCTTTTGGAGTACTTGCTACAGGATCATTGCACCCGCAATCACAATCTTCGTTCATGTTTAATCCTTTCTAATAACTAGCTTTTCAGCTTCACTTACATAATAATCCAAGTCCACATCATAACCGAAATCAGCTATGTTGTTGCAGGTCTTTACATTCCAAGATGTATCAATACCCATTCTTCTATCGCTCTTGTCTTCGCTATCCGGTAGTGCTGGCATCAACTTCATTAGCTTACCACCTGTCTTACAAGGGTAGTACCTGCAGATGTTTTGCTGCTCTTCTACACGACCATCTTCAAATTCTAGCACAAGCTTAGAACTGCGAGGGACTTTTGTACGCAGCATGAAATCAAAGATATGACCTTGATCAAGTCTTTCTTGAATGAACTCCCTTACATCCTTACAATGCAGCATAGCAGCTTCAGCAGCCATTGGAATCACTAGACCACCTTGGTTTTGATGCCAACCTAAATCTTCGTACTGATAAGCACCTTTGCGCTTAACCTTACCGTTTGTGTACAAAGCAATGTAGTTATTTACATCACGAATATACATGTTCTGATAATCCACGAATTCCAAATCAAGCTTCACGTCTTTTTGCCATTGCAAGCAAATTGCATTGTATTGCTCTTCAGTATCTCGTGTCATAGCTACAGTTAAACCGTCTGTATTTAGCTGGACTAACTTTAGCTTTGGAATCTGCAGTAAACGATCAGCAAGCATTAGCAAAGACAATTGACCGTTGATGGTAATCGACATTGTAAACTTAGGATCATAGAACACAGAGTATTTATCATTGCTCTTACCGTATGTGCCATTGAGTGCAAGTTTAAGCATTGCATTCTCTGGTGTATTCTTTGCATATGATTTACGCTGCTCATACATGTCTTGATAAATTACACAGAACTCAGCACCAAGATGCTCAGGATAAATCTTATTTGAAATGGCAATGTTAGGATACATCGAACTTACGTCAGCATCCCTTAGCATATACAGCTTACCTGCACTAGCAACCTTCTCAGATAGAGATGCATGTACACCACCTACTCCAAAATCAATCCTATAGCCATCTACAAGGACATTTAGAGTCTCGGCAATACGGTAGCAACCCCAATAGGATTTCTTGGGTACTCTGACCTTCTTACGCTTCTTTGCAAGGTCTGGACAACCATCAGCATCCAATACGTATTCAAGCACATGCTCACCATTGGCATCAAACAGATATTCAGTAGCCTTAAGCTCTTCAACTTCGATCCAACCCATTGGGTGTTCATTCTTGAATTCATCAACTTCTCGTTCAGTTGGAGCACCTTTGAACTTCTTGCGCTTTAGAGTAAGGTTTGCGTACTTAGCAACTTCGCCAAGATTGTGCTCTTCAATATCTGAGAATACGCCTTTAGTCTCAGTGATAATCTGCTTAGAAAACCAATCATAAACTGCTTGAAACTCTGGACGATCAAACTTGTAGTAACCAAACAGACAGTCTTTAATAGCAATTTTATCTCGCTTGGTTTGTATCATGACTTTCTTACCGTCTTTGAACTTATGCAGCTTTACACCTGATTCCTCAAGCTTCATCTGAAAGAACTCAGCACCAATCTTTGTATCGTCAGCATTGGTAAAGTCACGACCAAGCTTGATACTCAGATTATCCCTGAATTCAATCTGAGCAATGGACTTCAAGTAAAACGCAAGAGTACAGCGCACATCATGCATGTTGTAGCTTTTAAGTTTGTCGATTTCTTCTGCGGTTAGTTCTGCATCCACAGCATAAGGTAAGTCTTCGATGTTATCCATACGCATGTTGAATTCCAGCATCTTTAGACCAGTAGCTCGTGCTTTGTTATTGAAGTGATGGATACGATATAGGTCAACTTGAGGAACAATTTGCTCTTCAGTCTTAATGCTATTACCGAAACCATTATCCTTGAAGGAGTCAATCTGCTTTTGTGCAAGCTTGTGTACATCAGCAGCAACTTGCTTACCTGATTTAGCCAACCAACGACTGCGATTCAAAAGAACTTCATGCAAGATAGGATAGTCGAATCCTACGTTGTTAAAACCCACCAAACGACCTGCAGAGGCTTCAATATGGTCAACGCAAGCATAGATACGCTCTAGCTCATTAGTACGGCTGGAAACCTCAAATACTCGTGCGTGTTTACCGTCTGCACGAACAACAGCGAACGTAAAAGCTGACTTGTACGTTTCAATGTCATAAATCCAGTCTCTTGTCAAATCCATTTATAGTTCTCCAATAAAGAAAACCTAGAGTCTATCACAACTCTAGGTCTACGTCAAGCTTTAATTGTTGTTGTTCAACCAATCATCTAAGTTATGCAAAGTATGAGTGTCGTTGTCATAGTAGACGTTACCAGCAGGTCCAGTTAATCCACAGATACGATTCTTACTTAACACAACCTTAGTTGTATTGCGTTCAGTTGGGTCTTCTGCGTACTTATTTCGACTTAGCAAAATGTTAGCTGAAGCTGACTTAATGATAGTAGAACTACCTTGAATTTCCTCTTCAGTGAAAGAACCACCTTGTGAAGAATTCTGTACACCAGAAGCTGACTTACGAACGTGATTGATAAAGATCAGCGTTACGTTATGACTCTTGATGATACCCTTGGACCACTTCATGAACAATGCTTGGTCTTCATTGGATAAACCATCAAGGATATCCTGTAAGGGGTCAAGCACAATGATTCTGCAACCGCATGATACCACAAGCTCTTCTACTGTATCTTGAATCTCTTCGATTGTACCATCACGGTTATCGAGCAGATAGAAACGATGTTGACCATCAGAGTTATAAAATAGCTCATTTGCCTTTTCACGCACCTTATCGGATTCCAATAAGTCTTTCTTAGCGGTATCATCTTGAATCAACGAAATCTTACGACTGAGGTGTCTACCTAGTAGTGTCTCACCGTATTGACCTGAATCTAATTCCATTGAAACAATACCGATTTTATGCGGTGAATTGAAAATCCAATGATAAATCATTTCGTTAACAAAGGATGTTTTACCAAGACCTGTACCTGCAGCAACGTTAATGATATGTCCTAGTGGTAAGCCACCTACGAGCATTTCATTCAATGTATTCATGAATGGTGGAAACGGTACTTTTGGTACTGTAGCTTGCTCTAGGATTTTATCATACAGATCACCACTGCCTAATACACCAACTGGAGTATAGCGTTTAGCTTCATAGAAGTTGCGAATAAACTCATCCTGTTTACCTTCTTCAAGATAAGTATTAGGGTCTTTGTATCGCATATGCATGACTTTAACTTTACCCTTTGGCAAAGCCTTAACTACATCTTCAGTTGCTTCCTTACCAGCTTTATCATTATCATAGCAAACGATAATATTATCAAAGCTATCAAAGAAACGATACTGAGCAGCAATTTGTTTATGCGAGTTAGCACCAGTAGTTGGTGATACTACAGCCATCTCATAATCGCCGCTACGAGCTTTAGTGTACTCAGCAAACATCTGATACGCAGATAGAGCATCAAGTTCACCTTCAGTGATTAGAATGTACTTACCACCACGATTGAACTTAAACTGCATAAACAATTCGCAGTCAGCACCAGTTCTGCCTTTGGAGTAAAAGTTCTTTGGTACTTCACGGATTTTATATCCTACGATTTGACCATCTTGTGTAGTTGGGTAGTATTGCTCTTCAACTTCACCATCATCATCATACGCATACCGTACACCAAAGGGTTTTGTAGTTTCATCTTTTAATCCACGGAAACCCTTACCAGCTACACCAGTTACGGATTTAATCTCTGCATTTTCATCTGGTGTCATTGCAGGTTTACCACTTGGTTTAACTTCCATACTCTTTTCTTCCTTTGCTGTTGATCTTACTTTGGTTGTCTTCTTGGGATTTAACTCCTTGAATTCACTAGACGGTACTGTATGTTCACAGACAAAGCAGTGCGAAGAGCCACCCTCGTATACTGCCTTACCATCTGAGCTACCGCACTTATCGCAATTTGTATGCTTGATGAATGCTGCCATTTTACTCCTTATTCATTTTTCAGTAACCAAGAATTTGAGATTGACTTAAAGCTGCGATCATGCACAGTGTTGCTCTTGAATACAACACCTTCACGATTGCTGCCGTTTAGCAAAGACTTACCTTCTGCAAAATCCAAGATAGACTGAATACTTTGTTCTTTAATCTCAGTAGCTTCTGCAAGAATAGGTACATGCTTTAATCCTAAACGTTCACACGCTGCTTTAAGCTGCACTGGCAAAATGTATTGCCCTGTAGCTGTATTGTACATGTCGTAGACGTAGAAGTCAAGCTGAACTTTGTACTGATTTCCTTGAATACCCTCACCGATCATTTCACCTTGAATAGCCATACCTTTCATGAAGTTCCTACGCATGATATCTTCGATTTGAAACTTATGTGCTACTTTCCAGAATGAATTTGCTTCGTCTTCTTTCAGATCAAGATTGCGTGAACATACGTGAAATACATCCTCATCATCTAGATAGAAAGTGCAAGATGAACCGTCTAGTTTTTCAGTGATAGACCAGCTATCTTCTTGGTACTGTGCAAAAGATCGAGTAAGGTTTTGAATGCGCTCTTGATCAGTCTTTGGTACTGCAGAAGGAAAATTGCCTCGTGCCATGCCAGCGAGTTGAGCATTCATTGGGCGTTCCCATTTGATAATACCAAGCTGTTCAGTTACATCTGCACCAATTGAATCTTCATTAATTGCAAAAGTTTCCTCTGGTTTACCTAATGTGGACAATGGTAGCAATAAACCTTGTGAGATTTGACCACGTAGTTTAATTGTACGTAGACGTTCACCTTTAACGCCTTCGTATTCACGAGGTTCTTTACCTTTGGATAAGAATGGTGCAATATCGTTACCTACCCACGAGTCAATTTCGATGTACACAGCGAGGGAATCGACTGCGAATTCACCCTTCTTAACTACTACTTTCCAACCATCGACTACAGCGACTTCAATAGCGTCTGCATCTTCGATGGGTTCAATTGCTGCAATCTTACGAATAGTTGCCAATTTACGATCTGTCATTTGTTTCTCCTTTTCTTTGCCAACGACCATTCTCATCACGTACTAAGTCTTTCATTATATATGCTCTATGTACAGGATCAAGCATTCTTTTTCTATTTGCTTCGTTCATTTTCTGACGATGCTTTGGTGTGATAATTCCCTGCCTATTCTTATTAACCATGTCAATTGCATTTTCTTGAACAGTTCCCCAAAACAAGTGAGTTGGTTCAACACAATTAGGATTGTCGCATTTATGACAAGCTACATGTTTATCTGTGGGTCTTTTTCTTCCTGATCTTTCCAACATAATTCTTGAGACTCGTTCTTGTTTTGAGTTCCTATCCCTAATCACTGGATACAAACCTCTACCTGCTTTTGCACCTTGCCACTCTAAACAGCCTGTGTCTGTGGTAATGCAATTTTTTAAAGCAGATTCCAGTCTCTCTTCAAAAGTAACATCTGAAAATTGATTTCTTATCATAAATCATCCTTGTGCCTGATTGCAATGTAAATCGCATTCTC